TTGAAAAGATCGTGTAGGGTATTTACCCTACACGATCTATCATATTCTTTTCATGACGACATTTGTTCTTATCATGCACCATATTTGTTCTCTTTGAGGATTCTTATGGTATATGTTATAGGATTCTTGTCGTAGTCGTTTGGATATGATTATTGGCACGTCCCGCTGATTGCGTAACAATCAACAATTTAGTCTATAAGCTTTCTTTTCAAAATTTAAATAATTAATTCGCTCTAACAACATTAGAATTCTTCTATTTCAATTATACTTTATTAACCAAAAATATTTAGCTTTAAGACTAGCTTTGTGAGCTTTGCACACACGTCATTTATGTATTACACTTTAGAAGGTACCATAAATGGACAATTTCGGTTGTCTTGGCTGATACGATAATCAGTTTCTATTCTAAGGCTTCGGGTGAAGTGTCTATCCCGTTGAAATTAACACCGCTGGATAAGAGTCTTTAGACTTACTATTTGAGATTGTATTTAGTACAGGCGATAGTTTTATGTAATCTAGGCTGGAGACAGTACGATTATATAAATTTAGTTTAAAGAATTTCTGTTTGGTTTGTGTATGGCATATTCAGTGATTATACGTAATCACTGTCTAATTTATAATGTTTAATATTTTTCGGCAAACGGAAGGTTGTAGTTACTCTGAGAGATTTAATACCGTATCTAATAGAATTTAGAACTAATGATTTGTTCTATTAGTCCAGCATATTGCTATACCGTATTATTTTGCCTTTAGTAGCGTTTTAACCAACTAACTTATTAGCCGCATTTACATATGATGTCTGTCCAAAATAAAAATTTCGTTGTCTCATCGTCCACCACTGCTTCCCCATCCTGCTCCACCGGCTCATCTGAGGATTATTCCTCAGAAATTGGCTCTACAAACGTTGGCACTTGTTACCAACATATTGACTCCTTGGGGTATCAGTACGCCCGATGTGCTGAAAAAATTGAAAAGTATGAGAGCAGGAAAATTGACCTGCTTAAAATATTAAAAGATCTCCGTGCTAAAGAAGCACAATTAAATATTGTTCCTCCACCCACAGTTCCTAAATCTATTCCAGTTCCTAAGTCTATAGTCAATCCATGTAAATTAGATAATAGATCATATTCTGAAGTAGCTAGTATACCTATCTCTTCTTCTGAAGAAGAGTTAATTTTTAATTATCCTATTGCTTACTCAAATAAACTTAGAATTAATAAATTACAAAAACAATACGACCTAAATGAATGGCGTATTAAAAAACAATTAAAACGTAGAACTAAGCTTAATAAATTAATGTTAAATCAAGTCCAATATAGTCCTATATATAATTACCATATAGATAATACTAATAATAGTGTTTATAACCCCACCACTGTTCCTATTCCTGATTCCTACCAGCCCTTTCCAGCTAGGCCTACCTCAAGTAAGCATATTAAAATTAGGAAAGATAGGAATTCTATCAATGATAGTATTTTCGGTCTTTATATTCCTACACCTATTGCTACTAGAGATCCTATTCTAAGTATTAAATTAAGATGTATTATTCGTAGTTTTAGGAATGTTGTTAATAGTTCCTATATTAAATTCCTAATATTTCATAAGTATAGATTATTACCTAGTTATAAGAGTACACCTCCTCCTATAGTATGCTATCCTCAGATGGATGCACATGGAGAAGACTCAAATAATATAGGTCCCGATAAAAAATTAAATACTGTTGTTTCCTCCCAACGAGATACTAGTGAAGGTGTGTCAAATAAAGTTGTTTATCCAGCTTGGCAAGACTTAGTATCATCTGATCATTATAGTTCCTATCCAACTTCTATTTCTAGATGGACTAAATATAAGACAATACAGTGGTTAAGCACAGGTATGTCTAATAGTTCCATTTCCGTTCCATCCGATCTCTTAACTGAGTTTGTTAATACTCCCGTTTTTATACCTTTCCGTAACAACCGGTTATGGCGAGGTGATTTAGAATTTAAGTTCGTTTTAAATAGTAATAAGTTTCAACAAGGATCTCTACAAGTTAGTTTTATTTATTGTGCTTCGCTTGAGCAAAGTTTTAATGTTTATCGTGATAATGTGTATTCCGCTAGTCAAACAAACCATTGCATCTTAAATGCAGGTAGTTCTAATGAAGGTATTCTTAAAATACCATTTAAATATTATAATCCAGTTATTACTACTAATCCTAAGGAAAATGTTGATTATTGTAAAATTTTTATTCGTGTATTAAATGTATTGAGGTGTACCTCCACTACTTATGGTGCATGTGATCTTACTATTTTTGTTAATTTTGATAATGCTTACTTCACTGGTTCAATTGATTTTAGTCTTATACAAAATCCTCAGATGTTCCATCTTATGCGTGCATTAGTTAAAACTGCTGAGTTTGGATTAAATCAATTGGACCCAGATGCAAATAGAGATAATCCCCCTGATATTTCGACTCCGTCTCCTGTAGTTATTTCTAATGCTTCTTCTTGGTGTGTTGGAAATACTGCTGTAGATCAATTAAATCATTTAAGGTTAGTTAGTACAGGTCAAACCCCTCATCCTAATTTAGAGCATGATGAGCTCAAAACTAATGTAATAAGTAGGATATTTGGTCTAGTCAAGACTTTAGATTGGTCATTTAATCATCAAGTAGGTCATTTATTATTTAATTTAGAAGCCGCTCCTATGGGCGCATTAACTCAATATTACAGTTCCTCTGTCACGGTTGCTAATCGTGATTACTTGTTATATAATTTTCCTCCTGTCACTATTTTATCTAATCTGTATGCGTATTGGAGAGGTACTCTAGAACTTAGATTAGATTTTGTAGCTACTAGTTTTCATACAGGCAGTTTATTAATAGCCTATATACCCGGTATTAAATCTAATGTTACGTTGGACCAAGCTAGGAGTAGTAATTATGTTGTCTGCTCGTTGCAAGAACAACAATCCTATACTGTTCGTATTCCATATATAGCTAATAGTCCTTGTTGGCCTCGTAAATATAATAAATCATATAAAATTAAAATAGTGGTTGAAATAAATCCGCCAGGCTCTCTTCAAATTTTTGTACTTAATCCTTTGATTCCATTAGATAGTGTTCATTCTTCCATAGAAATAAATTGTTACCTTCGAGCTGGTGTTGACTTCGAGCTTTTAGTTCCTATTCAACCCAATATTTCGACTCCATATAACTTAGACTATAAGGATGCTCAGTATAACGAGTTACCCCTTTCCAACGCTGATCTCGTAGAAAAAAAAACAACTATCTATTATTGTTGTTCTAGTCCAATTAATTATCCTGGTATGATAACTTTAACTAGTTCTGATCCTAGTAGTAATAATTTAATTATGTATGAATCTCTTCGCGATGGTTCCTATATTAATAATAAGAAGAGAATTACAGATCTCAATAATTATGTTCCTAATGTTCCTGGTATATTTAATTTTTATTTATCTAGTAGTTTAAGTGTAACGTTTAAATATCAACAAAAATCTAGTACTTCTAATTTTATAACATCTAATTGTAAGTTTTTCGTTTTATATAATGAATTATGTAGCTCTGAAGGTACGACAACTTTATGGGTTGTTCGTGATGAAGAAGCAGCCAAACGATACGCTCGTTCCGAACAATCCTGGGATGATCTCATGAAAGCTGTAATTAACTGTGTTGGAATCTCTGATACTCATTCTGACACTAATGCTTTTACATACTTAACTAAAATTTTTGTTCATAAACATACCACTAATTTATGTTCAAGTTTATCAAGTTCCTATTCTGATATAACTGTTCCTAATAATGAAGAAAGATCTCTTTCTACTAACTTTTTAGATATGACTCAAAATCTTCAATCTACTTCACACGGGTTAAACTTATTCGGTGAAGATTTCTCTGATTTGAAAGATTATTGTAGGAGATATCAATATTACACTAATATTAACTGTAAACTCTCTAGTTCCTATATTAAAAAGCAAGCTGTTGCTGTTATACCTTTAGTTCCTCAAGGATTAATAAATTCCGTTATTTATCCTGATCATAGTATTAATCATATAGTCAATAGATGTAAGGATGGATTTATTCCAATTATTAGTAGTGGTTACCGTTTCTTTAGAGGTGGCCTTAGATTTAGAATTGTTTGTGATAGTAGACGTAATGTTAATTTATGGGTCCAGCACAGACCTGAAATGTTACTTAAGTACTTACAACCACATATGACTGATATTGATAATCAATCTTTATCCGACTACTTTAATCATAGTTATAGTTTTAATATTCAAAATTTAAGTTTAAATAATGTAGTTAGTTTAGAAGTTCCTTGGTACAGTAAGAATATGTTAGGTTGTAGTTTTTTCCCTAAAGTAATTTCTAGTGATACAGATATAAATAGTCAAAATTTAACCTCATTTAGTTTAGGTAGTTTAATCTTAGGTTTAGATTATGATAAGACTGAAACCACTAATCCTTTAAATTTAGATATATATTACAGCTTAGCTGATGATTTCCATTTTAATACGTTCCAAGGTTTTCCTTTAATGCTCACTCTTGAGCAAATCCCTAATACCTATGCGTTACCACAAATGGGAATATTTAATAAATTGATCTCTGATACCCCTACTGCTAAGAAAGTAGATATGGTTACCGAAAAGGCTGAAAAATTAATTGATAATATTAGTGACTGTTTTAGTGCTCTTCCCAATTTAATAGAGTCTAATTTTAATAATGTTGAAACTTGTTTTAAGGTAGTTTTACATGATATATTTTACGGTATTTTACATTGTATAGTTAGTCCTTGTGTTAAGACTTTTTGTTTAGTTATATGTTCTATTTTTACTAAAGTAGGCGTTTTAGCTGTGGAAGGCATCTGGAAGTTAGCTAAACTTCTTAAGCGTTTTTATAAATTTTTCATAGGTGCAGTGTCTGAAGATGCGCAGCAAACTGATGATCAACCTTCAACATCCAAGGTTCTTCCTCAAGCGGATACGCAAGATGAAGATCCTTCAAGTATTTGTGCCGGTATTGTGTCTATAATATGGGCTGGTGTGAATACTATGTTGAATGTGACGTTTAAAAGTTGTGAGTCTTTGGGTGACTGCGCCAATATGTTAATGAGTGGAATCACTAAAGGTGCTAACCACGCTAATACTATGTTTAGATTTGTTAAGAATATATTTGGTGTTTTAGAAAAAATGTATAAATCTGTGATAAATAAAATATTTGCTAAGTATGATAAGTATAATAGGCTTAAGGTTGAAGAGGAAACTCTTCGTGAGTGGTTAGACTTATGTGATAATTTGCTAAGTCCAGCTAATTCAACTCTAGTCCAAAATGACATTCAGTGGCGTGAAGCAGTTTACTGTGCTGCGCGCTATGGTCATATATATTTAAGTAAACAAAAGGCTGGTGCGACTCCTCGCGTAGATATGTATATTCGTAAGGTTTATGATAAGATTATTAATTTAAGAGATTCACTCCAAAAGGAGAAATTATTCCCTAGTTTAAGAATGGAAGCTTATGGGTTATGGCTTGATGGTAAGCCTGGTATAGGCAAATCAAGTATGATTACTAAGCTCTCGACTGATTTATTAAATTCTATTAACTATAAGTCTGATTCTGGTTTAATATTTAATGTTACCCCCCTTGACAAATATTGGAGCACTTGTGATCATCAACCTGTGTTGACTATCGATGATGCTTTTGCTATTCAAACTCCAGAGTGTATACAAAACCAACTTTGGGCCTATTTTTCTGTGATGTCTCCTGTTCCTCTCATTCCTCCCATGGCTGAAATTAAAGATAAAAAGAACCACTATAATCCTGAAATAATGATAACATGTAGTAACAATGCTTTTCCCAGATTACCTGGAATTGCAGAACCTAAAGCTCTTTATCGCCGTCGTCATCAACTTATTCGGGTTCAACTCAAAAAACCTGAGTGTCCTAATTATCCTTTTGGGTTTACCGTCGAAGAAGTTAATGAATTAAAGCATTTAGAGTTTGCAGTTGCCACAGATGTCAGAGTTGAAGGTACTTATAAGGGTGCTTATTCCTATAATGAACTAATTAAAATGTTAATAAAAGATTTCCATAAATTTAAAGAACGTAGTGCAGCGGCATATGAAGAGCGTAAGCGATTACAATTTTCTATGTTGACTGATTCTCAAGCTAAAAAATTACCAGAAACTAAAAAAATTTCCGAATACTTAAAAGAAATAGATACCAAACATCAAGAAGAAATTGCCAAACAAAAATTAGATTTTGCCACTGTTGAAGAAACTGTTAAAGCTATTGATGAAATACAATCTCATGCTGATTTTTCGCTTCGTTGGCGAGCTGATACTTCACTGCTTTTGCCTGGTGCAAAAACAGTTGAAGAGAATGCCGCCGTTGTCGATGAGAAGGCAGCTCAAGTATCTGACCCCGAAAGTGACACTGGAGGGGCTGTGGTGTTTGAGGTGCCGGACACTTTGACTAACGAACAGCTAATAGCCGCTTTCGATCCTCTCACTCCTGAAGAACTAGCCGAATTTGATCGGTCTAGGCAGGATATGAGAGAAATGGAAAATGAGACTAATAGAAAAATTAAAGAGGTTATTAAGAAATCGAAGCTTATGGAGTTTGAAGACAAAATTGGTCAAGATATATCCCGTACCGTTCCTGAAAGAATTCAGTTCCTATGTAAATTTAGTTCCTTTGCTAGTTATATTCTTCGTATGGGCACTGCTGACAATGCTCCTTCGTCAAACGCACAAAATAATTTCCTATTAGCATTAAGAGTATATAATAATAATGTTCCTTGTAAAGATAAAATAAATATGTTGGGTGATATATGCTCAAAGCGGTGTGTTCACTATTTAATTAAATATTGTACTAGTTATAGAATAGAACGTAAGTTTGGTTTAAGGTATCCTGTATGGGAAGTTCCTATTAAGTATGATCCTATTAGTCAAGAATTTGTTTATAGTAAGTATAGTAACCAAATTTTAAATGTAAGTGATTTTTTGTGTTCTGATCCAAATTGTATAGTTAATAGACCATCGGAATGGCTCAAATTAGTAAGCCAATGGCTATCGTGGGGATTGAAATATGCACCTTGGTGTGCCTATTCAAAAGACTGCCCTGTCGTTAGTTGTGCTGTATCTAAGATCTCAAAATTCCGTAAGTTTATAAATGCTATTCAATATGCAATAGTTTCTACCGTTAAGTTTTGTTTATATGATGTTTTTTATAATTCTATACATTGGCTTGGTACAGTTTTCATAACAGTTGGAGGCTTCCTATCAGGTCTTGCAGGCATTCTTGGCCTAGTAGGACTATTTAAAGTTCCTCGTCCCCAACTCGTTAGTTCTGGTGATACAGTAACGAAAGCTGGTACTGCTAATGTACGTAAAATAATATTTGGCCAGTTTAATCCTGGTCCTCAATCTAGTGTAAGTAATAATAATTTAGAATTAATTAGTAGTGTATATAATCGAATTAATAGAAATACTGTATATATAAATTATGAAGATAAGGTATTAAATAAGATTAGTCATATGAAATGTATTGTAATTAAGGAACGCTATGTAATAGTTTTAAGGCACTATATAGAATATTTAGAATGTAATGCTACTGATACAAGTAATGTAAATATAACGTGGGCTGATTGTGGCTCATATCCATTTAATTATAAGGATTATAAAATATATTGGTGTGAAAATAGTAATATAGGTGTATTAAGATTAGGGAATTGGTTTAGCGCTAGGCGCTCACTTATTCCATTTATAACTAAGTCTGATTCATTCCTAGGTAATGCTGGGCGTGAATGTGTAATTTTAGACGTTAAATTAAGCGAATCCTATGTATATAATGAAAATATTAAATTAGTTGATAATGTAACTATAGCTCCTACTTCTTACTCTAAAATGTTAATTATGCCTAATGCTTATATGTATAAGAAAAATTACCCTGGCATGTGTGGAAGTGTTTTAATGAATGAAGCTACCAATACTCCAATATTGGGAATTCATGTTGCTGGAGCGAATGGTAAAGGATTTTCCGAACCCATTTGCAGAGCGCAATTTGATAGTTTATTTCAACACATTGAGAAAGGTATAGTTGAAGATGTAATTCCAACTGATTGGCGTGAACTCGAAACTAGGTTCATTCCAGTTGATCAACGTAAACTTTTTCTCAGTGGTACCCACACATATCTAGGTAATATAGATCCTAATATAGCGAAATATGAGGCTGGTGTTTCTAGTATTGTTCCTAGCACCATACAAGGTGTGTTTCCTATTGGTACAGAACCCGGTCCTCTAACTCCTCGCGACCCTAGAATTAATGGGGAATTTTCACCACTTCTTACTGGTTGTGAAAAACATTGTAACCCCACCATAGATTTTAATAAAGAGGATTTGGCTTATGCTGAATCTGATTTATCTAGTTTAATAATTGCTAATTGTAAGCCTATTAGAGTTAGTTGTCACGCTCTGACTGAACTCCAAGCTGTCAATGGTATACCCGATTTAGAAGGTTACCAGAGTATGACTTGGAATACGTCAGAGGGTTTTTATTTAAGTAGGTTAAGGCCCAAAAATGCGCATGACAAACGATGGCTTTTTAATTTTGATAAGAACGGACAAGTCGTTAGTCTTCACCCATATTTAAGAGAAATTTTAGATATTAAAATGAGTGATAGATTAAGTGGTATCGTTCCAGCAACTGTCCATGACGATTGTTTGAAAGATGCTAGATTACCACTTAGCAAAATTAAAATTCCTGGTAAAGTGCGCGTTTTTAGTATTAGTCCCGTAGATTTTACTATTCAATTTAGACAATATTTCTTAGATTTTATTGCTTCTTATACTAAGGCTAGATTTAATTGCGAGCACGCGATAGGCATTAATGTTCATGGCTACGAGTGGTCGGAACTAGCTCACTTTTTTGAAGGAAAGAAACTAATAACTGGAGATTATTCTGGTTTCGGTCCTTCTTTGAATAGTGAGGTAGTTACGGCTGCTTTCCGTATTATTTGTAAATGGTACAAACAATATGGTTGTAGTGTTGAAGATAATCATATTCGTATGATGATGTCTAAAGAATTGATTAACGCCAAACATCTCATGCGAGATTACTTGTATGAAGTCCAATGTGGTCTTCCTTCTGGTAATCCTGCTACGGTGATTTTCAATTCAATTGTAAATAGTATATATATAAGGTGTGCTTGGTTAGATGTAATGCGTAATTCTAGTTATAAGTCATTATTAGATTTTAGAAATAATATTAAGTTAATAACATATGGCGATGATTTGATCGCTAGTATTGATAATAGTGTAAGTGATAAGTTTAATAATAATAGTTTAAGTCATTTCTTTTTAAAACATAATATTAAGTTTACTGATGCGGCGAAGACAGGTGTTAATGTCGAGCCTTATATATATTTGGAAACGGCAACGTTTCTAAAACATGCATTTAAACCTCATCCCATCCGACAAGGGGTTTATTTAGCTCAACTCGAAGAGTTGAGTATTACTGAGTGCGCTAATTGGATTCGGAAATCTCCGGATCCAAAAACAGCCACTTATGATAACTGTGTCCAAGGTACTATGTTGGCGTATGGACACGGACCCGACTATTATAACCGGTATGTTAAGAAAATATCTGAAGCTTGGTTTGAGAAGTACGAAGAAGAATTTGTTGTTCGTACTTGGTCAGAATTGGACCACTTATTCCTTGTTGAAGGTATGTTCATTGACTGGTAAATAGTCAAAAACATTCCCTGGCTCCGGCCAGGGAATGCTTTTTCACTTCGGTGAAATTGTGTAGTAGTTGAAACTGCGGAAACAATGGTAGGTTGTGCTTATGCTTATCTGGCGCTTGGTCTTCGGATTCAGTAGGGTAAGTATAGGTCATTACACCGATACCACTACACAACTTAGGTTTAAGGTTAAATAATTAAAACACATTAAAGTGTTTCTTACTGGTTTTCATATTACCTAACGATAGTTTAAAATCTTAACCCCGGCTACACTCTGTAGTAAATATGAAATTATTTTTAGAGCATGAGTGAGTTGGCCACTCACACGTACATTTGGAGCTTAACTCCTCTTGTATCTTCCGCTTAACGGATAGCGTCCCGGTCTCGCTTAACGAATGTGCTAGGACAGTGCTCTTTCTTTAAAAAAAAAAAAAAAAAAA